AATCGTCTGCGTAAAATATCAAAACATCACCATTTATTCCAGTGATAGCTGGATCTGGATAGTAATAGATGGTATTTGGCTCTAGATTGGCGAAATTTATTTCATAGTTAGAGTTTGACCCATCCAAAAATATCAAACCATTCTTAGATGGAGTGAAAAAGCCGACTTCTCTAGGAGTTTTGAGGTTTGTAAGGCGTGGCGTCGATGCAGTAGTAGGATAATTCCTATTGATTAGATTCTGAGCTTCCGCAGTAGCATCAAACAACTTACCAGAGATAAAATCCGTTACAGTGCTTCCTGTAGATAAGAAATAGAAGTCAGTAGAAACAGAATTCTGAGTGAGTTCGCGTTTTACATCAAATAGTTGATCGACTTCTTTAAAATCCTTTAACTCTTCGGATATATCAGCAAATATATCAGCGATTAGATCTTCGTTAGATCTGAGAAAAATATCAGCCCCGTAATCCAAGTCTTTATTGTCATAAATTGACGCATCAGGCACTTGGTTGAAGTAATGTGGGTAGCCATCGAACAATTCTTCCAACTCAACCTGAATCGAACCTTTTATGGCGTCAATATCGTATAATATCTTACCATCTTGAACATTTTGAAGGTGGTTTATACTTAATTCTAGTATTTTGCTCTCGATACCTACATTAGTTCCTAGAAGCTTCTTTTTCGTTAGTTCAAATTTTACGTCATCTCTCTTCGAGTTGTAGTATTGCGCAATTTCCTTCAGTTTTCTGCTGTAAAATGTAATAGCAATATCCAAATCATATGGATCATTGTGATTAATCTTAGACAAGAACTTACGTTCTTCTACTGTAGAGTAATTTAACGCGATGTCTTTTATGAAATCTCGATAACGTTCAATAATTATCGATCTATTGTCTGAATTCGTTCCATTCTTTTTGCTATTCCACTCTCTTAGATAGAATGTGTAGTAGTTTTGTAGATTATCCGGCTCAAACGATACAACCGTCGTTTTGATGAATGTCAAAAACGACATAGGATCGTTTCTGTCTAATGCATCTTGGACATTTACGTTAGGGTTGGTTATGGACTTGGGTATGTCAGGATAACCAAGCTGTATTGAGAGTGCCATTTGTATATTTAGACCTCAAATAAAGAAAGGGAATCATATAGCGTGTTGGCTATCATATTTTCAAATATTCCATCTCTATCAAATAGATCAGATCTAGACGCTGTGGATAGTATAGTCGTTCCAGAATTTCCAAAATCTATGACAAAATTAGTATTCGCATTATTATAACCACTTAGATACTCAAAAAACTGATAATATTTCGGAAAATCAGTATATACAAAACCGACAGGAAGCACTAAAGGCCAACCCCAATCACTTGTGTAGGATGACAACATATACACATCACTCAATACCGCACACAACGGTTGATATGTGTTTAGAATCGTATATGACCCACTAAATTTTTCCAATGCGACGATTGGCGTTCCTGCGGTAATCATATACGAGTTTGTATTGATCGTAGATCCTAAGTTGGTGCCGTATTCGGTTTTGTGGGTGTGACCCTTCGTGTCAAAATTCTCTGAGAACTTGTTTGAGGTTCCCATCAGCCTATTCTTAGAGATGGATACAAAGTTTAAGATTCTCTTTATTTTTTCTGGGTAATTTATGAGAGTGCTATCGTAGATATTGGTATCACTATCAACCATTTCCATTTGAGAAATCAGTGAGTAGATTTCGTCTACGTCTACATCCACATTATTTTCCACAAAATTGGATATCTTTTCGTATATCTTCTTACCTAATGTGTCATATGTTGAGCTTAGATTACCAAATATAGTTCCTAGATAATCTTCAAATAATACATTCTTATCTAGCAAGAACTCTTGGAATCTAAGATCTTTGAATGTTGATTCTGGGTCGAAATCTTCGTTTTTCTTGTAGATTTCGTAATGTTTGTCTTTATAAACCGTGAATGGTGTCGAACGTCCCGAAACGCTGACTGTCGCGCCACTTATATCAAAGGTAACAGAGAAATTTGCACTTATGGACACGTTTGATAGCGTGTCTGTTAGGTTTCTAAACTTTACATAATGTCTTTCTGACCCATCATGATCGAAAGATGATAATGTGGAGTTCAGAGAGGACAATTCATAGTAATACGAGTTTACTGGCGCTGAACCAGTCAATATGTAATATTGTGAAGATTGAATGCTGTTGGATTTGTGACTAAATCCAGAAATATCCTTAACTTTAGTAACAAAAGGTATGCGAACATTTTCAAATTTGATTGGTGATATATCAAATGATTGGATTTTGTAGTATTCTCCATCCATTCCGTTCGATGTTATAGACAAACCACTCAATTGTGTGGTTTCTACTCCATATGCACTTAGGGATATGCCTAGATTGTTTAAGTATGATACGTGAGTATCTTCTGTTGGTGCGTATATGTTGGTATTGTCAAATTTGAACGTCGCAATGCGAGTATTACTATTAGTCAATAGGTCAGACTTTAAATATGCGTCTGTTTGTCCACTTAATCCTACAAAAAACGCCCCTACGTCCAGTTTATCGCACGTTATTATCTGTTCCCCAACAATTTTAGCAAAAATTGGAATGGGTGTGATTGCTATTTTATCTATTTCTTGGAATTGGTAGGACGACAAGTAATAATTGTATGTTCTGTCATACATACAATTGAAATTTTGTAAATGTGCGTATTGTTGGGCACTTATATTGTAATATGACGTTTCTTGGGCAACGTGGAAGTTGTAGAAAATGTCAACCGCATCTTGGTAGAGTGGGTATTGCGCTCTGAATGTCAGAGGTCCGGTAATTTGCCCCCTAACTGCCGTTAGGACGCTGTAGGACGAATCCGAACGATCAATCGTGAAGGTTAGAGGGAAATAATCCAATATGGTGACAGTTTGAGAGAAGGACGACACTCGAACGTTCCCGAAACAATCATACACGAACAAGTTTACTGTATATTGTCCGGGATATGTGTAGTGTTTAGATGCTGATATTGCATCAGAAGTAGTTCCATCACCGAAACTCCACAATACTTTATTCTGTGCATCTATTGGAAGGTCTGCGACAAACACTAATGGAGTTGCAGACAAAGAAAACGAACTTAAAACGCTCGCGTTTTTGTAATCAACTGTCCTAAATGTTGTATATGTGGTAAGTAAATCGCTCATAATGTAACAGTGGCGAATTATTCATCCACAACCTCGATCTTATTTATGAGAGCATTTGGTCGATAGAAGTAAGGAAATTTGAAAAACGGTAGTGTTGTTGTTTGATTCACAAACTCTTCGTCCACATTTTCATACAATGGGTTCCAAGATATGAAGCTAATACCATTATAGTTTGTTTTGGTCTTGGTATTTTCTGTTCTTATAGACTTGACACCTTCCAAACTCAAAATCGATGTTGTCAACTCGGTAATATCTATCTTTTGGCCTAGTGCATTCTTAGATGCATCAAAAAACTGAACAATTATGTCTTTAACTCTCTTCTTGAGTGTTTCTTTGTTTATCTTGTTCTTTGTTTCTCTTGTAACAACCAGTCTAGTGTCATTATATACATCTTTTGACGCTGATCCGTTATCAAATCCAAGATCGAACGCGACATATATAGGATCTCTAGGGACAACTTCGTTGGAAATCATCTTTTTATCCTTCGTTAAGTCAATTATCAAGTTCTTGAAGCTTTCGCTAATGAACTCTGGATAAGATGCATCCGACAAGGTGGAAAATTTCGGAACACAAAACACATTAATGTTGTTGAAATCGCAAGAGTCTGCAAAGTTGACCTGATTAAGAATTACTCGATTCGCTTTGTTAGGATCTGCGCATATTCTATAGAAATAGTTTATGTATTCTGCTATGTATGATTCATTGCTCACAACCTTAACAGAATTTATGATGTTTGGTAGTGTCTTCTTGATGAACACTTCATAGTCTCGCTCCGTAACTAGACGTAGCTGTGCAGAGATAAGAAACGGCGCATTTTGTCTGATTTCTTCGACAGTTTCAGCAGATTGTATCGATGTTGAGTTCGATGTATTTGTGAACGACAACAATCCAGAGTTTGCAAGTGTAATGAACTCGGAATTAGTGTCTGTGTTGGTTTCCGTGTAGATTTCGTCGAATTGTCTGGATGTGAAGTTGAATATCTTGTTTCCGTTGATTACATTTTTGCTTATGATACCCTTATCGCCATTGGATAGGATGTAATATACAGCAACTTGATCACCAAGCTTGAGTTTTCTTCCAAATGTATCATTTCCAAACTTTACTTCGTAGTGTCCATTTTCGTTTAGTCTAAGTTCGTATGTTTTTGATGTTCCCGGACTCAAATATAGGCTATCGACTTCAGAATACTCAAACCATAGATCAGAATCCAATTCTTTCACATACACGGTTATACTTCCATGTGATATGAATCTTGTATCACGACCATCGACGATATTATCAACAACGATAGGAAATGTTTCGAAGTCTACACCTTCAGATGTGTATAGTGGATACTCTCCGACTGTTCCTTGGCTCAATATCATGTTTTTGCCTATGGATGCTATCGTTTCGGTTGCAGTTGTAACTTTTTCGAATGGGAAGTCATCCAAAAGTGTATATTGAATGTTATCGACTAAAAAGTAACTATATTTTCGTAAAATGTATGAACCTGCTGCCAAACTCGCGTTTGCGACACATGACATAGGGACTAAGCTTGTTTGTTTTCCCGTAGGCTTGTAACCAATCAGCTTGACGATACGATTCATGTTTTCGTATAGATCGGTTTGGCTGAATAGGCTTTCTGACGCTGTTTGGTTCAAATAGAACAACAATACGTGATAACTATATGCGATAATATCGTTGAATGCTGCTAAGTTGGACCCTTCGTAATTTTGATCTGTGAACACAGCGTTGGTGTTCAACCTTTGGATAATAAAATCCTTCAAACTCACCGCATCGAAGTTGGCATATGCGTTTTGAGGAAGACTATATTCTAAATTGTTATTATCGCTCATTTTCAGTATTTAAGGTTATACGATAGTGTATCCTATCGAATTCAATTCAGATCGTATGGACACTCCATAGATATCCAAAGATGGAACATCAATCTTCAATGTTATGTTGTATTGGTTGGCGTCTTCATCAGCAATTACAGTTACATTGCTAACTTTGATTCTTGGTTCCATCCTCGGTAACTTTCTTTCGATTGTTTCTTGAATGATATCGGATGTGAAGTCGTCGATACCTTCAAATAAAAATTGTCTAAGATCTATACCAAATAGCGGACTAAGGATTTTTTGTCCCGGTGCAGTCAAAAAGCAATTAACTATGCTGTTCTTTATTGCTTCCAAGTCGTATAACGCTTGAATATCCTTGAGTGTCTCATTTCTATTCAGTTGTGAATTGAATGACACCGATGGAGTTAGGTCAAACTCTACGTCTTTATACAGATATCCCTTATCCAAGGATAGACCAGCTAATTTAGACGCACCTAACGATTTGATTTTAATGCTCAACTAAAATATTTAACCGAACACTTCTATCATGTTCAATTTGTAGTCATCTACATCGAATCGTGTTTGTCTAAGTATGCGGCTAGCGTAGTCATCGAAAGATTCCGTGATCTGTGCAGTCTTCAATAGGCTTCTGATCTTGAATGCGGCGTTTGGTGCGCCTTTACGAACGACAAATTTGCCACTAGCTAACTGACTAACTGCTCTCTTTTGTCCTTCGTCGAGGTCTAGACCATTTATGTATTCCATCAACTCTGGCTTCAGTTCGTCGAACTGTCTTTCGTTATTAACACTACCCAAACGGTCGAACATGCCACCACCGTCACTTGTAACGCCATCTAGTTTGTTCTTCTGTTTAGTTGTTAGAGCAATCTTCTGTGCTTTTAGAATGGTGTTGGATAGAAAGCTTACAAATCTGAACAATGGAAGATTTTGATATAGTTGGTCCGTAGTAACACTATAGTTATCACCTCTACGAAGTTGATAATAACGATCTCTTGCTTCGTTATAGTTATGCTCTTGCATTTCCATGAATCTTACCAACGGATTCTTATTATCTTCCGAACCTAGCATCTCCAATAGTTGAAGTTGTGCGGCGGCATCCTTGGTGACTTGCTTTTCAAGCATAGACCAATCAAGTTCATGCATTGTGATAGGCTTCATCTTATGAGGCTCACCACTTTCTTCTTGAATGTCCTTGGAAAGTTTTGCGTATAGTCTATTTGTGGTGTGTTTGACTGCGGTTAGCAATTGTTCGAGATACTCGTTGTTGAGTTCTTCGTTTCTTTCTGTGACCCCATCGATATCATCATACACCGAATTGAGAATTGCTTCGTTTTCATCTTTAAGTGCTGTGACCTTAGCTAAATCTGCTTGAAACTTAGCCTTATCGTTTGATAGTTTGGCTGTCGTTGGACTTTCTGTAGATGTAAATCCTCCCTTTTTCTGTTCCGTGTTCGTGATTGCATCATATTGAGGGTTATTCAAGATTTTAGTCAATCGGTTGATTTCTCCCCACTGATTATCAATAACTTTAGGCTTTGACTTCAAGACAGACTCTTGATATGCGGAGATCTGGTGACGATTTTTCTTGAAACCGTTCATAATGCCTCGCATTTGGTCTTCAAATACGTCATCATTCTTCAATAGCTGTAAACCTTTGGATAGAAGACCAATAACAGCCGCAATATCGTAACCCCCTTGGTCGCCTTTGTCATCCTTGTGTCTGACTTCACGCTCACGCATTTCAGGATTGTAGTTATCTTTACCAATAGGAGAAGATGTAATACCTGCTGGACCTTCTTGCGCCTTAGTGTTAAAGTAACGTTCTCCCGGTTTTGTGCCCTTGGCCTCAAACAAAGCAACTAGCTGATTGAAATTCATGTCTATATTTATGCGATCTACGCTAAATAAGTTCATGGGTAAGAAATTTGACGCCATTTTCGAAAGCGTAATTCAAAGATATCAAGCTGGAGGATTCCTAGGTGGAGATCCGGTCAAGTTCGTGGCTAATTACAAAGCAACAAACACATATAAGGACATGCCGCCCCATATGCAAGAAGAAATCGACCGATTGGCTACTAGCGGACTGAATATTACAGTTACACAAGTCGGAGGTAAGGTATCACCAGCATCGGCAGGCGACCAATTTAGAACTTCAAGCAGCACAACTATTACTGTTGCTGGAGATCAAGGTGGTGGAAGACATTATGGATTTGTCACAGTTACACCTGATATGTTGGAGATCCAAGACAATGGAACTAACCTTCCACCAGTTCCAGACCAATTTAGACGAAAAGATAAGATCACAATCAAACCTCAAAAGGTTGTGGACGATCCAAAGAACATCACAAGAGTTACAGATAAGGGAAATGGTAAGAATACACCAACCAATCTTAAGTTGGCAGGCGAATCCACGAAATTTAGAAGAGATACAGTCAATTTGGTTTCTCTTTATGAATCAACTGAACAAAATCAATAAATAAACACATGGCTACATATTCCAGAAAAGATCAGGCGCTTCTAACCGAAGCATACGGAGTTCAATTACTTACAGAGTCTCTTCCGGGTATGACTTTGGAGCAATTGCTACAAAAACTACAACAACCTCTAACTCTAAACGAAGCTACTTATGTTGATAAGGTTTCTACAAGAGTTATCGAAGAACTCTTCGGTGGATTGCGTGCATTAGCGGGTGCTGCTGGCGGTGGCGCTAAGGCTGCTGGTGGTGGATTCATGCAAGGTGCTAAGAATCTCGCTGGTAAGGCTGTAGATACTGCTAAGGGTGCTGTTCAAGGTGCTGGTGCTGCTGCAAAGCAAGTCGGACAGAACGTTTCCAACATTTACAATTCTGCTGAAGAAAAGAATAAGTCGGATCAAGCTCTTAAACAAGCAAACGCATCTGCACAACAACTAGTTCAACTAGTTCAATCGGCTCAACAAAAAGGATTGGTTTCCTTCTCTGGAGATCCAATGCAACTTCCTCTACAAGATTTGATCGACGAATTGATCTTGGCACAACAAGGTGCAGGTAACATGCAACGTTCGGCTCAAAAACAAGGAGTCTTTGGTAGCGCAGGTAAGGCATTCCAAAAGGGTTTCCAAGGATAATTTCTCGCGACACGGGAACATACACGAAAAGACCGAAGGACTTGATAGTTCCTTCGGTCTTTTCATTTTATAGAGATTCAAGAGTCAGAATACAAGCAAATGTGTTTATTTCCTTGTCGGTCACAAACGCCATTTTATACAAGTGATCTGCGATTGTCAAGATCATCTGTTTTTTCTTCGTATCTTCGATTTTTTGCGTATAGATGAAGTTTATAAGATCCGTCA